GATGATGCACAGCTTGTGGCTTATGGGATGGACTTTGGATTTAACGACCCTACTACACTTGTTGCGACATACAAGAAAGACCACAACCTATACTTTAAAGAAATGCTATACAGGTCAAAGATGACCACAGAGGACATACATCAATATCTAAAAGGTGTAGAGGTATTAGGTATGACTTATGCAGATAGCGCAAGACCTGAAATAATAGAACAGTTAAGAAGATACGGACACAAGGTGATGAAGTCTTATAAGGGTGCTAATTCTGTACTAGCAGGGATAGACTTACTTAAAAGATACAAACTCCACGTAACAAAGGATAGCGAGAATATGATAAAAGAGTTTAGAAGCTATAAGTGGAAAGAAGATAGAGCAGGTAGGATGACAAATATTCCACACGATGATTTTAATCACACGCTTGATGCAGCTAGGTACTCCTGCTACTCTATATTAAGTAAACCTAACTTTGGTAAGTACTACATACATTAGTTATAAACATTTGGTTAATTAAAATATTGTTTATATATTAGCACTATAAAACAAACATTATGAAAGCAACAGATTACATTTTTATCAATAATTACAATAAGACACTTCCTTTTGGTTTAGAGTATTATACTGAAACGAATAGAGTTTTGGGTGTTGAGTATATAGGCTTTGCTACTATTGGCGAAGCTATACAATTTATAGAGAATAGCGATTTATCATTCTACAAACAAAAATAAATTATGAAACGTAAGATAGAAAACTTTATATATGACTGCATCATTTACCTGTGTGCATTTGCAATAGCAGGAACTTTTATATATTTGTGTGCATCAGCTGATAAATGGATGGGGTTATGAAAGATTTAAGTTTATATGATATAATAAATAAATTAGAAAAAGACAAGGGTAGAAAATTAGACCTTACAAAAAGTAGTGATATGTTTTGCTTAAACCTTTGGGTTGTTGGAGCGATTGGTCAAAGAGAAAGCCAAATATATGCATTAGAGCAGGAATTAAGAAAATTAAATGCGATATGATTATAGAAGTAGGAAACAAACACTTTAGAGATACAGGAGAAACTATGCAAGAGGTATATTGGAATGAAACCTTTGAGGAGTGGACACCTGTACTATGGGAGCAAAAGATGAAGATATGAAAAAGACCAAGAAACAAATAGACAAGAATGTTAGGTTTATACCTTTAGCTGAATGGCAAGAAACGTATCAATACCACAGAACAAACAAGCGCAGCAGACAGGTAGATGAAAACGGTAAGAGATGAAACTACATAAACTACACACAGGGGTTATAATAACCCACATACACACAGACATAGGGATAAGCGTAAAGGCTAGACATCCTAAAGACAAGGACTATAAAGTGTGGGAATTACTACACAGAACACAAGAATTTTACAGAGGGCTTTTATAGCCCTTTTTTTTATTCCTAAAAACCTGCCTTATATACGTTATATTTATATGAAGTATGAATTAAACGTACCTACAAGCCTTAACGAGATTACTCTTGGTCAATACCAACAGTATATAAAACTTCCTGAAGGCTTAACCGATAACCAAGTAGCACTCAAAATGGTGGGCATCTTTTGCCAAGTGCCTGACACAGTTGTAAGAAACATTAAAGCTGCTGACATACAAAGAATAGTAGAAACCCTTACAAAGATGTTTGATGAAACTCCTGCACTAACAAGGGAGTTTAAATTAGATGGTAAGAAATATGGCTTTATACCTAACCTAGACGATATGTCTTTTGGGGAGTACATAGACATTGACACGTACTTGGGTGATTGGGATAACATAGAGAGGGCTATGGCAGTCCTTTACAGACCCATACAGGGCAAATACGATAAACTCTATAACATAGAGCAATATGAAGCTAAAGATGCTTTACACTACAAGCATATGCCTTTAGGAGTTGTATTAGGTTCTATTGTTTTTTTTTACAATTTAGGGAGCGAATTGTGTCAGGTTATGATGGACTATTCACTCAAGGAGGGAATAACCTATCAACAGAAGCAAACTTTGGAGCAAAGTGGGGTTGGTATCAATCAATATACGGATTGGCTCAAGGAAACATTACAAGATTTGAAAATATCACTAAACTAAATATGCACGAATGTTTATATGCATTAGAGTTTATGAAAGAGAAGAACGAATTAGAAGCAAAAAGAATTAAACGAAATGGCTAACATAGCACCAAGAGGGTTTTACCTTGTACTAGATAAGATTAAAAATGAGTTACTAGCTAACAGTAGTGTTAATACAGTAACAACAGGAGATTTATCCGAGATAGACTTATCCAAGCAAACAATTTTTCCACTAACACACATCATAGTGAATAACGTAACTATGCAGGAGCAGACACTTACTTTTCAAATATCTATACTGTCAATGGACATTGTAGACACATCAAAGTCAAGTACAACAGATTTGTTTGTAGGAAACAATAACGAGCAAGACATACTAAACACTCAATTAGCTGTAATAAACAAACTGACAGGGGTTTTAAGACAAGGCACACTATATAGAGATATGTTTCAACTATCAGGCGACCCTACTTGTGAACCTTTCTATGATAGGTTTGAGAATGAACTAGCAGGATGGAGTTGTAACATTAGCATACAAATACCTAACGACCAAAACTTGTGTTAGACAATACAGAGGACATATTAGAGAAATTCGCCAAGAGGGTTATACAGCAATCTAGGACACGACTTACAAAGGGTAAGATGAATGTTAATAAGTCCTTGTACAATAGCCTTAAATACAAGCTAGACACAACTCCTAGTTCTTTTGTGATACATTTCCTGATGAATGAATACGGACAATTTGTGGATAGGGGTGTAAAAGGTACAAAGTCTAACTATATAGAAAACAAGAAAACACCATTTAGCTACAAGCCAAGTTCTAACCTTATAGGACTAGAAGCTGCAACAGGAACGTTTGGCAAGTGGGCTAAAAAGAAAGGGTTTAGATTAAGAGATAAAGGTAAGTTTGCAAAAGGCACATACAAAACAATAGGGTTTATTATAGCACAGTCAATTAAAAAGAAAGGCATAAAAGCAACACACTTCTTTAGCAGAAGTTTTGAACAAGCATACGCGAAACTACCAAAAGAAATAATAGAGGCATATAAGCTAGATTTAGAGGAGTTTATATCATCATCATCATATGAAAGAAAATAACTATGGCAAACTTATTACTACGTTCACCACAATATAAATCTACTACTGCTGTTGGTATGTTATCTGCCAATATAGAGGTTAGTATTGATGGTACATTAAGATACTCAATTACAAAAAACGCTATTAATAATGTGGCGGTGTTTGATATATCAGAGATAGCAAGAGATTACATAGAACACTCTTTTAGTCAATCTAACCCATCATCTACAATAGCTATAAGCACAACCCTAACACAATACACAGGGCTTAATGGTACAGGTACTGCAACTGCACTATCAGCTGTTTCAGATGTAGGCTATGATGGATATGGAGAGTTTAGCGATGGTATAAACCCAACAATAAGCACATCACAAATACCATTACAATCTAATACAGATATTTATTTGCCACCAAGTACTGCTTCTTATATACCTGTTAATTATGGAGATGGTTCTTTTGAAACATCAGCAGCAGCAACAGATGGAACTAAATACTATATACCTAGCCCATCAGACCCACAATATACTTTTACAATACGCACAATATGCGATACAAAGTTTGGTTCTACAAAGGTTACTTTTGTCAATAAGTTTGGCGCACTACAAGAGATGTATTTCTTCTTTAAGCAGCAAGAAACAGTAAATGTAAGTTCTGAAAACTATAAGTCTAACCTTGTAACAAATACAGACCCTGCAACATACGACATAACAAGACATCAAGTATCTACATACAACGTAAACGCTAAAGAAGCTATTAGCTTAAACACTCCATTTGTTGCTGACAATTATAATTTAGCACTAGAAGAACTATTATTAAGTGAGCATATATGGCTTACAAAGGATGGTACTACTTATCCTATTGCACCTAAAACAAAATCATTACAGAAGAAAACGTCAGTAAATGACAGGCTTGTGCAGTACACTATGGAGTTTGAATATGCGTTTGACAAAATAAACAATGTAAGATAGTGCAGGTAATACAACTATACATATCAGACCAAAGGGTAGAACTTTTTAAGGATGAAAGTGTTTCTATAACAGACAGCATCCAAAACGTAAAAGACATAGGTTCTATATTTACTGCATTTAGTCAATCTTTTAATGTACCTGCAAGTAAGGCTAACAATAAGATATTTAAACACTACTACGATTACAACATTGATTTAACATACTCGTTTAATGCTAATGATTTAGTATCAGGAATTATAGAACTAAACAATCTGCCATTTAGAAAAGGTTTTATAGGGCTTGATGGTGTTACATTAAAAAACAACAAACCACACTCTTACAAAATTACATTCTTTGGAGAAACAGTAGATTTAAAAACAAAACTAAAAGAAACTAAATTAAGTACGGTATTTCAGGGAGTTACTACTTATGACCACGAGTACGGAGTATCAACAGTAAAAACAGGTTTACAAAGTAGTTTAGCAAGTGGAGCAATACGATACCCTTTAATATCACATACTGAAAGATTGTTTTTTGATAGTGGTACACATACTGCTGATGACCGTAATTTACATTATGATACAGGTGGGGGTGGTAGCGGTTCACACAATCACGGTATAAGATACAGCGACTTAAAACCTGCTATAAAATTAAGTGCTATTGTAGATGAAATAGAAAACTTTACAGGATTGACTTTTACAAGTGGAGCAAGTGATGACTTCTTTGATGAAACCAACAATCCTTTGTGGGGTACTTTATATTTGTGGTTAAGTAGGGTAAAAGGTGCGCTAGGTTTAAACGTAACAGGGACAGCAGTTGTAGATATGCCAATTACAAGTTTTGATTTCTCTAATGCAAATCCTGGTGAATGGTTAACTGAATTACAAGGTAACAGCCCTGCCATATCGCCGTACTCAAGAATAAATTCAGGTATTTGGACAATAAGACCACAAGCAAGTTTTTTAGGTAGTACATCATATCAATACTATACAACTTTCACGCTAACAAGCACATCACAATATACAATGATTATTGAAGATGTTACAAGTACACCATTTACAGTAGCATCAACAACAGGAACAGGTACGCTTTCGTTAAGTAATGTGTTTGTAGGCACAAATAATATTTATGGTCAATTAAGAAAAATAAGATATAGAGTAACAAGTGAAGACCCTGCAATAACATTCACACCTACAATAAACTTTAGATATCAAGTATTTAGTGGAGGTAATGTTACAAATTACGATACACAAATTACAGGTAACGCAATAGAGCCAAACGGTGCTGTTAGTAATATAGTAGTATCAGACCAAATGCCTGATTTAAAGGTAATAGATTTTCTCACAGGACTATTTAAGATGTTTAACCTTACAGCTTTTGTACAAGACGATGGTAAGATTAAGGTAATGACGTTAGATAATTTTTATAGCGCAGGTAATTCTTATGATGTAAGCGAATTTATAGATGTAAATCAAAGTGATGTTAATTTTGCCATACCTTACCAAGAAGTAGCTTTTAGGTTTAAAAAACCAAATACATTTTTAGGTATAAACTTTAGTGAGATTAACAATAAAGTGTTTGCTGATTTAGAAAGCACCACAACCTCTAGCCCTGATGTACAAACAACTAATAGAGGTGGTAAGTATGTAGTGCAATTACCTTTTGGTAAAATGATTTATGAAAGGCTTAATGATTTAGATGACGGCACTCAAAGTTTAATGCAATACGGTTATTGTACTGACAAAGACCAAAACCCTATTAACATAGACCCTCTTATTTTAAATATAACAAACGAAACTTTAACAACAGGACATTATTTAAGTTTTTACAATGGTACAAGCACAGGCACAGCAGCAGGGTTGCCTACATACAATAGACCATCTAACACATACGGCACAAGTCAATCTATAAACTTTGGCGAAGAAGTAGACGAGTACACAGGACTAGCAGAAGATGACAGTTTATTTGAGAACTACTATAAGAATTATATAGTAGATACATTTGATGCTAGGAGAAGATTAGTAAAAGTAAAAGCATTTTTGCCATTAAGAATATTATTAAACTATCAGCTTAATGATGTATTTATTATAAATGGCAGGGAGTATATTATAAACAGCGTAAACACAAACCTGCTAACAGGCAAAAGTGATTTAGAACTATTAAACAAGCTATGATAAAGAATATACTAGACTTATTAGAATTAGCAAAAGGAGAAACAGAGAACATCCGTATAGCAAAAGGTAAGTATCATTTACCTAGTGGTTTAATGGGTGCAGGTAAAAAAATTAAAAGAGAAGCAGGATGGAAAAAATAACTTTACAACTAGATGCTGACATTTCACAGGCAATAAAGGGCATCGACAAAGTAGATGAAAGCATACAGGGCTTAAATGATGACCTTGTTACAACAGGCAAAGGTTTTGAGGGTATTGATGATGGCGCAAAAAAAGCATCAGTAGGTATTAAGGGTATTGGTACAGCTTTAAAAGCAGCAGGTATTGGTTTAGCTATTGCAGCCTTTGCTAAACTACAAGAAATATTTATGCAAAACCAAAAAGTTGCAGATAGCTTTAATACTGCATTTGAGTTTATATCTATTGCATTTAATGACTTTGCTAATTTTGTGGTAAATAGCGGTGGAAAAATTACAAGCTTCTTTAAGGCTATATTTGAAGACCCTAAACAATCACTTATAGATTTTGCTAATGCTTTTAAAAGAAACATACAAGAAAGGTTTGAAAGCTATTTAGACACATTAGGCTTTTTAGCAAGTGCAGTTAAGAAAGTATTTAGCGGAGATTTTGCAGGTGCATTAGAAGATGTTAAAAGTGCAGGTAAAGAAAGTATAGATGTACTTACAGGAGTAAACAATTCATTTGATAAAGGTACAGAAGCTATAAATAAAGTAGTTAAAGGTACTTCTGATTATGTAAAAGAAACAGGCAAAGCAGCAGCAGCAAATGTAGAACTAGAAAAAACAGCTAGACTTGCAGAAGCGGCTAATCAGGGGCTAATTGAAAAATACGATAGACAAGCTGAACAGTTACGACAAACAAGAGATGACGAAAGTAAGAGTTTTGAAGAACGTATAAAAGCTAATCAAGAATTAGGTAAACTCCTAGACGAACAGGAAAAAACTATGATGGCTAATGCCGATGCTAGAGTAAAACAAACAAAAGCAGAATTAGCTAAAAACAAAGATAACATAGACCTACAAATAGCCTATCAAGAAGCCCTAAATGAACAGGCAGGTATTGAAGCGCAAATCACAGGCTTTAGAAGTGAGCAACAAACAAACACTAACTCACTATTAAGAGAACAAAAAGACTTACAAAACGAGTTAGCACTTATAGGCAAGTCAGAACGAGAGATAGAAAGGTTAGAACTACAACAAGACTACGATGCTAAAAAGCTACTTATAGAGCGTGAGATAACAGACGAAACATTAAAAAAAGAAGCGTTAGCAAATCTTGAAACAGACTACAATAATAAAATAGCGGAAATAGACCAAGTAGCTTTAGATGAAAAAATAGCAAACGCAACAAAGGAAAGGGAATTAGAAAAGCAAAAGATACGAGATAAACAAATGGTATTGGATGCCGTTAGTCAATTTGCAGATGCAGAAACAGGTATAGGTAAGGCTTTGCTTATAGCTAAACAAGCCCTTGCTCTGCAAGAAACTTTAATGGATGTTAAAAGAATTACATTTAAAGGAACACAAGCAATAGGCGAAGCAGGTGTATCAACAGCTTCTAACGTAGCAGAAAGTAGTAAGATAGGTTTCCCACAAAACATAATTACAATAGCAGCAGCAATAGCGCAGGGGGTTTCTATTATTAAAAATGTTAAAAAAGCAGTAAGTAAAACAAAGGCAGGAGCTGCAGCAGCAGCAGGTGCGGTATCAACAGCAAGTGTATCCACACCATCAGCAGCATCACAACCACCTGCATTTAACATAGTAGGAGCAAGTGGTACAAACCAATTAGCTGAAACAATAGCAGGACAAAACGAAAGACCTATTAAAGCGTTTGTAACATCGCAAGACGTAACAACTGCACAAAGTTTAGAGCGTAATATAGTAGAGGGTGCATCAATATAGTAAAATATAAAAAATAAACGTTATAGTTATATGAGGATAGTCGAACTTATTTTAGATGAAAATAGTGTAGAGGGTATAGAGGCTATCTCTATTGTAGAAAACCCTGCTATTGAAGAAGATTTTGTTGCACTAAAAAACGAAGAAGTACAACTAGCGCAAATAGACAAACAACTATTAGTAGGTGCTTTACTTATTCCTAACAAACCTATATACAGACGTAAAGGAGAAGATGAATATTATATTTACTTCTCTAAAGACACTATCCGTAAGGCTGCTGAAATGTACCTTATGAAAGGCAATCAGAACAACAGCACACTAGAACACCAACACAGCCTAAACGGTTTAACGTTGGTAGAGAGTTGGTTGGTAGAAGATGAAACACACGATAAGTCAAGGAAGTATGGCTTAAACGTGCCTGTGGGTACTTGGATGGGTGTAGTCAAAGTAAACAACGATGAGGTTTGGAATGACTATGTAAAAACAGGCAAAGTAAAAGGTTTTTCAATTGAGGGTTATTTCATAGACAAGATGGAAAGACCTAAAGAACCTATAAACGACTTTGAAGAAGAAGAAGCAGAGGAGATGCTATCTTATATCCGTAGAATTGTAAGAGATGACAAACGCTATAAGGATGGCAAGAAAGAAGAACTAGAAAGCTATTCTGACTATCCTGATGCTGTAAAGAATAACGCACAAAGAGGTATAGACCTAAACAAAGAAATAAACAATAAGTGTGCAACTGACGTAGGTAAGATAAGGGCGCAACAATTAGCACAAGGGAAACCTATTAGCGAAAACACTATTAAACGTATGTACTCCTATTTGTCAAGAGCAGAGGAGTATTATGATGAAGGCAATACAAAGGCTTGTGGTACTATATCCTACTTGCTGTGGGGTGGTAAAGCTGCTAAGAGATGGTCAGAAAGCAAACTAAAAGAATTAGGGTTGTTAGAGTTGAGCGAAGTAGTAAGCGATACTATGGCTATTATAGATGATAGACTAGCATACTCTACTAAAGAACTAGCAATAAAAGCAGCACAAGATATAGGTTGTGAGAGTTACCACGAACACGAGTTTGAAGGCAAGACTTGGTTTATGCCTTGTGAGCAACACAAATTAGAAAAGCCTTGCACATCAGGTTATAGGCAATACGGAATGAAAGAGAAGAATGGTAAGTTAGTACCTAATTGCATACCTATTAAGTAATGGCTAAACAAATAGTAACATCTTTTGTAAAGACCAAGATACGCAGAAAGGGAGTACACGCTAAAACTAAAATGAGTAGCATAAAGGGTAGCAAACATTATAAGAAAAAATATAAAGGACAAGGCAAATGTTAAAGAGATTTTTGACACCATCAAAGACAAGTCCTAAAAGCAGTAAACGTGGATGTTTATGTGCTGACAAAGACACTTACAGTACTAAATGCTGTAAAGGTAAATTGATAAATCAAGGAATAGGAAAAATATAAATTATGAAAAAAGCAATGAGCAAAATTGCTCAAATAAATAAAGAAGAACTGTCTGCACAAAAGGTGGAGTTAGCTTTAATAGATGATTTAAGAAAAGCAGAAAACGAGTTAAAACAATTAAGCAAGGAAGCAAGTGGAGATGGTTTAAGCCAAGTTAGAAAAGCTGTATTAAAAGCTGACAGGTCTTTTATAAATTTATTAAGAGCATCAGAAAATGCTATTGAAATAGCTGATAAATTTATTTCTGCTGCAAAAGAATTAGGCATAGACAGCAAAGAAGCGCAAGGAATAAAAAATTTAGCTAACTCACTTGAAGCTGATGCGGAATTTTGGGTAAAGGAATTAAACGCATCACAGTATAGTTAATTATGAAAATGTAAAATAAGTTAAATAAATAGTTATAGTTATATGAAAGCAACCGAAATGTTAAATAAGATTAAAACCTATCTAGGCGAAGAAGCTACTGACATTGTGAATGATGTTGAGCAAAGCCAAGAAAAGGTTGAACTAGCAACTGCAAAGCTAGATAACGGTACTGTATTAGAAGCAGAAGCGTTTGAAGCAGGAAACGAAATATTTATAGTTACCGAAGATGACAAAGTAGCATTGCCTGTTGGCGATTATACTATGGAAGATGGTAAGATGCTAGTAGTAGCAGAAGAAGGCATTATTGCTGAAATCAAAGACCTAGACGAAGAAGCTACTGAAGATGAGGTAGAAGCTGAAGAAGAAAAAGAAGATTTAGGCTATGTTACTAAAGAAGAACTAGCAGAAGCAGTATCTGAAATCAAAGCTATGATTGAGGATATGAAGAAAGAAGAAATGAGCGAAGATGAAGTAGAGTTATCAGAGGAATTACCGACAGAAGTAAAAGAGGAATTATCTGAACCTGCTGCTGAACCTATTGCCCATAACCCTGAACAAAAAAATAACAATATCGGAGTTAAGTTTGCACAAAACAGAAAACCAAGCACACTTGACAAGGTAATGTCTAAAATTAACAACTAAAAATAAATAAAATGCCAAACCCAACTATTACAAGTTCAAGTTATGCAGGAGAGTTTGCAGGGAAGTATCTAGGTGCTGCCTTGTTGTCTGCTAAAACTTTAGATGAAGGAGCAATATCAATTCTCCCTAACATCAAATATAAAGCTGCTATGAAAGTAGGAGCATTTTCAAGCCTTGTCCGTTCTGCTGACTGTGATTTTGACAGCACTACATCAGGTCTTACACTAACAGAAAAAGTACTTACACCAACAGAATTGCAAGTAAACTTACAGATTTGTAAGAAAGAACTACACGCTGATTGGGAAGCTGCTCAAATGGGCTTTAGTGCTTTTGATGAATTACCACCTTTATTCTCTGACTATGTTATTGCTAGAGTAGCTGCTGAAGTAGCTAACGCAACCGAAACATCTATTTGGTCAGGTAGTGCAGGAGAGGGTTCTTTTGATGGTTTAGAAGCACTTGCAACTGCTGATGGAGATGTAGTAGACGTAGTAGGTACTACTGTTACTGCTGCTAATGTTGTAGCTGAACTTTCTAAAATTGTAGATGCCATCCCAAGTGGTGTTTATGGTAAAGAAGATTTGACTATTTACATTTCACAGCACATTGCTAAACAATATATCGCTGCACAAGCTGCACTAGGTTATAGAGAATTATATAACGTAGGACAAACTGAAATGAACTTTCAGGGCATCAAATTGTTTGCAACAGGTGGACTAGCAACTAATTCTGCTATTGCTGCACAAGCATCTAACCTTTTCTTTGGTACAGGTCTACTAGATGACCGTAACGAAGTTAAAGTTATTGATATGTCTGATATTGATGGTTCACAGAATGTACGTGTAGTAATGCGCTATACAGCAGGTGTACAAATTGGTGTTGGTTCTGACGTAGTACTTTACACTTAATAGATAACTAACATAAAAGGGGTGGGCTAGGTGTGTACCTACCTGCCCTTTTTTAATAAATAAATAAATATGAGTTGTGCAATAACAAAAGGTAGAGGTATAGGCTGCAAAACAGCTTATGCAGGTATCAAAAATGTATTCATCCTTGATTATAGTACAGTAGTAGCAGCGTTAAGCCCTTCTTCAGGAACGGTAACTTTACCAACAGATGCTAGTGCTGAATTTTTCAAGTTTGAAGTAAAAGGTGGTCAAACATCTTTAGAAACAAGCGTAACATCAAGTAGAGAAAATGGAACTACTTTTTATGAAAGTACTCTAAACATTACTTTTCAAAACCTAGATGTTGCAACACAAGAGGAGATAAAACTCTTAAACAGAGGTAGAGCGCACTATGTTGTTGAACTATATCCTGATGGTGCAGGTACTACAAAGTACTTACTAGTAGGAAAAGACAACGGTGCAGAGGTTACAGGTGGTACTATTGTAACAGGAGCAGCAGCAGGGGATTTGCAAGGGTTTACTCTTACAGCAACAGCAAGTGAGGTTAATCCACCATTCTTTGCAACAGCACCTGATGAAAGTGCTACTACACCAATTACTCCTGCTTAATATATTTTTTGTATATTTGCTAAAGAAAGAGAATAATTCTTGTTTTAATTATGATAGAGGGGGGTGCAATAGCATCCCTCTTTTTTTATTACAAATTCTCAATTTTTAGCGTTATACTTATATGAAGATACTTACTACAAGTACAAGTTCGCAAACAATAGAGTTTATACCTAGATTGTATAGTACAAGTGCTACGCTTATACTAACGGATGACACTACTAATGTATCTACTACAACTGACGTAACCCTTACACAAAGTGGGGATTACTTAAACCTATCACACACCTTTTCTTTAGTAGAAGGTAGATTTTACGATTTGCAATTAAATGCAGATGGAGATATTTGGGGAGTTAATACTAATCAATGGCAATTAGAAACTCAAACTTGGGATAGTGATGAATTATCTAGCTTAATATACAAAGACAAGATATTCTGTACTGACCAAGATGTAGACCAAACACAAAACAAGTATTATTCTGTTAATAAAAACGAATATACTACTAACGACACACACGACAACGATTATATAGTACTATGATACACGCTTTAAGTTTATCGAATTATGTTAGCCCTACTATTGAAGAAAAGAAGAATAAGGCTTTTGTAACATACGGAGATAAAAACTCATACTTTCAGTACCTAATAGACCGTTATAATGGTAGCCCTACAAACAATGCTGTTATCAATGGTATTAGCGAGATGATATATGGTAAGGGTTTAGATGCTACTGACAGCAATAAAAAGCCTGATGCATACGCACAAGCTATTACACTACTACATAAAGATTGTACACGTAAACTATGTGCAGACCTTAAACTGTTTGGTCAATGTAGTATGCAAGTAATTTACAGTAAGGATAGGAAAAAGATAGCAAGGGTTGAGCATATACCTGTTGAACAACTAGCTGCTGAAAAGTGTAACGACAAAGGAGAAATAGAAGCATATTACTACTCTAGTGATTGGGCTAAATACAACCGTATTAACCAAGTTAAGCGCATACCTGCTTTTGGTATGAGTAATGAAGCTATTGAGATTGTGTACGTTAAACCTTACAGAGCAGGATACAAGTACTATGCTACCCCTGACTATCAAGGTGGGTTACAATATGCAGACCTAGAAGAAGAAATATCTAACTTTCACATAAATAACATACAATCAGGACTATCTCCTAGTATGCTTATTAACTTTAATTCAGGCACACCTAGTGCAGAAGAAAGGGAGATGATTGAAAGACGTATCTATGACAAGTTTTCAGGTAGTAGTAATGCAGGTAAGTTTATACTATCATTTAACGACAGCCCTGAAACAGCAGCTACAATAGACCCTGTACAATTAAGTGATGCGCACAACCAATATCAGTTTTTAAGTGATGAGAGCAGTCGTAAGATACTTGTATCGCACAGGGTAGTTAGTCCTATGCTTTTAGGGATTAAAGACAATACAGGGCTTGGAAACAACGCAGAGGAGTTAAAGACTGCATCTATACTAATGGACAATACTGTTATTAGACCATTCCAAAACTTACTACTAGAAGCATTTGATAAAATACTAGCTTTTAACGGTATATCACTTAATCTATACTTTAAAACACTACAACCTTTAGAGTTTACAGAGATTGATAATGACCTTATTGATGATGAAACACAAGAAGAAGAAACAGGTGTAAAGTTAGCTAGTGATTTAGATAAGTTTGTAGATACAGATATTGCTGATGCGCTTATAGATTTAGGACAAGATGAAGAAGAACTACTAAAGGACTTTGAGGTTATAGATGAACAAGAAGTAGACTATGACAATGATGATGACCTAAACCAAAAGATTAAGGAGTTAAACGAGCAAACTAATTTAGCTAGTACAGGTAGTGCAAAGCCATATCAAGACAGTAAGCAAGATGGTAAGTCTAAACAAAAAGGTCAAGAGGAGAAAACATATTTAGTTAGATATATGTACAATCCTGCAAAGACTAAAGGCAATAGTAGAGAGTTTTGCAAGAAAATGGTAAGTGCTAAAAAAGTATATCGTAAAGAAGATATAACTGATATGACAAGTAAAGTTGTTAATGCAGGTTTTGGCAAAGGTGGTGCTGACACATATTCTGTATGGTTATATAAAGGCGGTGCAAGATGCCACCACAAATGGTTTAGACGTATTTACGCACGTAAGGAAGGAAGTAAAAGTTTAGGTGGTGTAATTAGTACAACAGAAGCTAAAAGTCAAGGATTTAAGCCTGAAACTAACGCACAAAAAGTACCTGTTGCACCAAAGGATATGAAGTACAAAGGCTATACAGCAGCGTATTGGAACAAAATGGGATTTAAAAACTAGATATGGCAACTGCATTATTTATAAACAGAACTGACCTTGTAAAGAATAGCATCCTAGATGGTAATGTAGATACTGATAAGTTTATACAGTTTATCAAGATAGCCCAAGAGATACACGTAAGAAACTATACAGGTACTAAACTATACGATAAGTTACAATCTGACATAATAGGTGGTACACTAACAGGAGATTACAAGACAATAGTTGATGAATATCTTGCGCCAATGCTTATTCATTTTGCAATGGTAGAATATTTACCATATTCAGCTTATCAGTTAAAGAATGGTGGGTTATTTAAGCACTCTAGCGAGAACGCAGAAACACCAAGTAAGGATGAAGTAGACTTCCTTATACAAAAGGAAAGAAACCTAGCAGAGTATTACACAACTAGATTTATAGACCATATGTCTTTTAACAGTAATTTATATCCTGAATATGAAAATAATTCAGATGATGATATATACCCTGACAAAGACAGTCTGTTTAATGGGTGGGTTTTATGAGAATGTACAAACCAAAAGAGAAAAATATAATAAAATTAAAGAGTTTTTTGAATGGGAACAACACTAGAAGGAAAGCAAATAAATCAAACGTATCAGGGGTTACTAAAAACAACTGATAACGCTGAAGTAAGTGGTACAGCTAAAGAAATTACTGATGGTAAAGGTAATGGCACAGGTGTTACTTTAGACAATGCAGGTAATGTAACAGCTACATCTTTTACAGGTGATGGTTCAGGTCTTACTAATTTACCTAGTGGTGCTGTATCTTCTGTAAACACACAAACAGGCGCAGTTGTTCTTGACACAGATGATATTGGAGAAGGTAGTACTAATCAATACTTTACAACTGTAAGAGCAGTAAACGCAGTTACAGGTGGTAATTTAGATATGAGTAGCTACGATATAACTACCACAGGAAAGATTTACTTTGCTAATGTATTTAGCACAGAAGGAGA